GAAATCAAGGGGTTAGGCGGCTATGTCGTCTAGCCCCTTTTCTATTTGTGCCGTATTTGTGTCACGACTGTTCAGAATGATATCTATCTGCTTGGCGTGGGCGCTGAGGTGAGACGGTGCCAAGTGCGCATAACGCATCACCATTTCGAGCGTTTCCCATCCGCCCATTTCTTTTAGGACGGGGAGAGGGACGCCGGCTTGAACAAGCCAAGAGGCCCAAGTATGGCGGAGGTCGTGAAACGTAAAGTTTTCGATCCCAGCCGCGCGTAGTGCAGTTTTAAAGCCCTTATTTGCATCAACGCGCATTTTCCGAACTTTTTCTGTCCGAGTGCCGTTTGATCTGGTAGCCTCCGTTGTGTAGACAAACACCCAGCGCGGGTGTTTGCCGATTTGTTTCCGTAGTATGTTGCAAGCTGTGTCATTCAGAGCGACGCCAATTGCTTTGCCGGCCTTGGCGTCCTCTGGATGTATCCATGCAATTTTTTGCGCCATGTCGATCTGTGACCATTCCAGATGAACAATATTTGAGCGGCGCAGTCCTGTTGCCAGGGCAAATACTACGACGCTTTTTAGCGGGTCTTCGAGCACGTCAATAAGTCGTTGTGCTTCATCTTTTGTAATCCACCGTATCCGCTTATTTTTAGCTTTGGGGGTTCTGATTTTTGGAACCGTTTCAAGCCATTTCCATTCATGCGCGGCATTCAGCAATGCCCGAATAAAAGCAAGGTGGGTTGCTCTTGTTGCAACAGCTACCGGCTTTGGTTCATATTCAGGAACTGGCTTGCCTTCCCTCAAAAGCCGATTGCACATTTTTTGCCAATTAAGCAAATGGCGGCGATTTTCCATCTTGCTGACGGCTCGTGTAATTTCCTCCTCTGTTATTTCGGCGAGTGGCCAGCCTTGGAAGTGAAGTAGGAAAAAGCCAATTCGGGACTTGTCATCATCCAGGCTTTTTTTATCCGTCTTCTCTTCCAGCCAGCGCAGGCATGCTTCATCAAATGTCTTTTCGGGGATGGCGCGAAGCTTGGTGACTTCCCAAGCTTCAGCCTTCATTTTGTCGTGCAGTTCCTGGGCTTGTTTTTTGTCCGCTGTGCCAAGACTGCCTCTAATGCGCTCCCCGTTCGGCGCTGTGAAGTCGCAATGCCAAGTGTTACCTCTGAGCTTGATTGCCATCGTTTGTTCTTCCTTTGATGGCCGTCGCTCGCATCCGCGGCCATATCATCTTGTAATTTCTTGATCGCTGCAATGCAGTCGGACTTTAGGAACAGCAACTTGCCGCCGCGCGTGTTCGTGCGTGCGGCTTTGAGTCGCTGGCTTGCGACCCACTTTCTTACTGTTCGCTCGCCGAGGCGCATGAACGCAGCGGCTTCGGCGAGTTCCATGATTTCATCGTTCACGCGTAGAGGTCCGGCTGTAGTCGTTTCAGGTGGCTGCGCAGGTTTTGGAGTGCGCGGCGGTCGCTGGGGCTAACAGGTATGCCGGTTCGCCGCCCATTTGGCATGATAAGCACGGGGTGTTTGCGTCCTGTGCGTAGCGTGCCGCCAGCGGCAAGGATGGGTGCTATCAGGGCTGCAATGTCTTTCGTCATGCTGCAACCCCAATCAATGCTTGCTTGCTGCTATCTCCACTCATTGCCCTATTCAGCTGGGCTGTTTCGCCTGCGGCTTTGCCAGCCCAATAGGCGGCAATGTCACGTTCTGATAGGTCGCGACCTTTGTTGCGGTCACGGTCGGCCATGACGGGCATATTTTTGTGGTGCTGCTCCATGTAGTGCGTGAGAGCTTCGCTTTTGCGTTCTGGCGCGAGTTGTTTGGCCACGCCGTAGACGGTCCCAACCCAGCCTTTACAAAACAGATCCGCGCGCCGGGTTTTGTTCGATTTGTTGAGCCGTTGGCACTGCTCCTCGATGAATTGCTTTCTTTGCCTCTTGAGTTGGCGCAGGAGGACGGAAAAAGCGTATTGCGCGATTTCTGAGCTGATTTCGTCGCCTACAAAGGTCCATTGTCCTGGGCGGTAGTACGCCCCGGTAAAGAAGATTTCGCAGCCAAAGGCTTTGGCAATCGAAAGCCCTAGCCAGCCTTCCCAATTGGGTGGCCGCTGTTTTGCCGTGGTCTTGACGTGAGCCTCTTTGATTTCAGCCGCCATGACGTCCATGTCGGTGACGCCGAACTTATTCATCAGAGCTTTCGCCTGTTTGAGGGCTGTTGCCGCTTCGTTTTCGTTGGCGCTTTTGGAGAGTGCCAAGCATTTCCGAATCTTCGAGATAGCTGTTTTCTTGTCCATGTTTATTCCAGCGACAGCGCGCCCTGGTCTGTCGATCCGGGCGCGATGAGGTCGCTTGCCTGTGCGATGATGGTTTGGTGTGTGGGCGCGTCGGTAAGCTGCATTGACACGCCATCAGGGAGAGAAAAGCCGCCATTGCGGCGGCGTGTTACTGGCTGGCCTGCTAGGTGCTTCCAGTCGCCAGCGGCGCCAATGACGAAAATCGTGTCAAACGGCAGCGCGCGGGCGTCATGGGAGGCGGCGGCCAGCTGTTCGCCGGTGCCGGGCGTCATGCTGGTGGGTAGCTGTGCATTACGCCGTTTAGCTGTAGCAGGTTGGCACCGCAGCCGAAGACGAAGACAGTCGCGGAATTGCTAGATGCAGATGCGCGAAGCCCTCGGCGCTTTGCCAGTTCGTCCAGTTCGTTTAGTCGAATGCCGGCGACGATTGCCGAGATGTGCGCGCACGGCTCCGGTGTTGAGGTCAAATACACGTTTGCTCGTTCGACAACTGAGCGCGGGTGGTTTTTGATGTCGTGGAGCAGCTCTACGTACTCGGCGCAGTCGCGCTTGATCTGCTCTTGCGCGTCGTGTATCGCGCCGGCTTTGCTGGTGATGGCGTCCAAGATATCCATGCCCTAGCCCCGAATTTGATAGCAGCGACGAAGCCGAAGGGGCTTGCTGTCGGCTTGCTTGATTGCGCTGATGGTGATGGCTGCCAGAGTTGCCTTGCTTGCGATCAGGCCAGCGAGGATGAGGGGGAGCGTCATTGTTGGCTGTCCATGGGGTGGCATGTGACGTCGCCGCTTGCAATCAGCAGCCTGGCCGAAATGATCAGCAGCGCGAGATAGCTGTCCAGGTCATGCAGTGACAGCTTGGAGTCGGTCGCATTGATAAGGGCAGCCCGTACCAGCTCGCCAGGAGACAGGGCTGTTCCTTCGTCCAGCGTTAGCTGCATCAGGGCTGTTTCGCGAGCAAAGTCGCGGAGGGTTTGTTCGAGGGCTGGCGTCAGGTCGGGGGCGATGATTTGGGTTTTCATGCGTTGATTGTCTCCGTGGTTGCTGCTGCTACGCTGTCGAGGATCTGGTTCCAGGTGCGCAAGATGCGGAAGCCTGGCATGCCGGCAAATTGGGGGTGTGTCATTGCCTCTTCGTAGGTCAGGCCTAGCTCTTTCATTTCGGCCAAGTCACGGCCGGTAGTCGCGGGGTCGAGGCGCGGCATGGTGATGATTCCGTAGATGCGCGGCGCGAACTCTTGATAGATGGCGGACTCTTCAAAGGTCTTGCCGTTTTTCACGACGGGGCCAAAGTGTTCGTTGAGCCAAACGACTGCCGGCGCATTAACCAGGCGCATCATGGTTGCAAGGCCGGTAGATGTATCGGTCAGTTCGTCGCCGCCGGCGACGATGATATGCAGCCGCATGCGCACGCCGTTCATAGCCAGGAATTCGACAGCGCCGGACGTTGCCAGGTAGTGCATCAGTGGTAAGAAGCCGTTGCTGCCCACGTCAATTACTGCGTCCGTCTCGCTATCGATCAGCCTGGCCATCAGAGTGTCAAAGTTGCGCGGATTGATTTGCATGCCATCGTCCAGCAGCTCAATGGCGGTAGCGTTGAGGGCGTGCGTGCGGCTGAGGGTGCGATTGACCGCGTCGGTGTCGTAGGCAGTGACTTGGCCTTGAAGGTGGCGCAGCGCTTGCGCCAGATCGCTGGCGGCTTTGCTCTTGCCTATGCCGCCTTTGCCGTTGGTGACAATGTGGGCGGTTCGCGTGTAGGTGTTCATCGTGGTTTCCTTACCAGTCTGTGGGGTTGTCGCGTGCGTGCTGCCATTGCTCAGCAGTGCTGTTGAACTGGCGGCCGCTTTGTTGGGGTGTTTCGCGAGGCGGTGCCGCTGGCTTGGGCGACGGCTTCGCGGGGGCTTGGGGCGTCTCATGCGCTGTCTTTCTGAGCTGACGGCGTGCGCGATAAAGCGCATTCCGTAGCTCATCTAGCGTCATCTGGATGCCAGCATTGGCCAGCGCGTTGAGGATTTCGGTCTGGCTGATGCCGCGCCGCATGGCCTCTTCGATGTCTGGTAGTAGCTGGCGGATACGGCCGGCCTTACTTTCTACGGCCGGCTGTGGTTGTAGGCTGTTGAGCTGCTGCCGCGCGTGCTCATTGCTTGCTAATGGGTTACTCATGTGGCGCTAACGTCCTGCTCATTTCGTGCTCATTTCGTGCTCATGAGCAGCGCGGGCAAAAAAATCAGCCAGGCAGTTTGATCACAAGGAAAACCGGCTGGCCATCGCGGAAAAACGGGGATTTGATAATCCAGCCGCTGGCACGTAGATCATCGGCGGCTGCGTCGGTTATTTCGGTTATCTCCATCGTCATGCTTTTCTCCTAAGTGGATTCGCTTGCGTTTGGTGTGTCCTGGGCGGCCCGCCGGTCAGGCGGGGCCGCTCTTCTAATCCCAGCCGTTGGCGGTGTCGGATCGGTAATGCAGGCGTTCGGTGCGGTCGTTTGCGCGCTGCCTGGTGCGTCGTAGTCGCTCCGCCGTTTCGGTTGGCAGTGCGGCCGGGGTGAGGGCGCGCAACTGGATTTCGCGCCGCTCAAACTGCCGTTGAGTGTTTTGGCTCAAGCTCATTGGCAAGCCTCGCTAATCATGGTGATGGCGTCATCAAGGTTGATGATTGCAGTGTCCAGGGCGTCGGCTGAGGCTTCCAGCTGTTGGCCGTGTTCAAGCGCTAAGGTGTTTTTGGGTAGGCTGGCTATGGCGGCCCGTTTTGCTTGCAGTGCGGCTTGCAGGCGTTTCTTGATGGCCTCTATTTCTTGCTGGGCCTTTTGCAGGTTTTTCATCTTGCTTTCTCCAAGTGAATGCATCCGGCAGCGCCCGGCTGGGGCGCTTGCGGATGCAGCCCGCGATGGCGATTCAGAGGGCGCGCAGGTCGGATTGATCTGTGCGGCCATCACGGGCGGCAAGGTGGTGTTGCCGCGTCGGAACGGGCGCGGCGACGTATTGGCTGGTTGTTAAAGATCGATATCAATTTGATATTTGATGCAACAATAGCAGGCGGAATTTGATATTGTCAATATCAAATTGATATCTTTTTTGAGGGAAAACGGAAAAGAGTAGGTTTGGTTGACTAACTTACTGTCATTTGGGACAGGATAAGTATTTTTACTTAACCATTTGTACTAATGAGTAGAATAGAATGCGGCATGCAACAAAAACAAAAAGCACCGCTCAGGGTGCCTGTATCTGTACAACAGAAGGTCAAAGAACTGGTTAGCGTGGCGGCTCCCCGGCGTGTGTCGGGGGTATTAGCGCCTCCCCGTGTTGGGAGTGCATGACCTCATCGTGTTCTGAAGAAAAGCCCACTTGGCCGTCATGCGGTAAGTGGGCTTTTTTTTTACGCAATGTTAGGGCGGGGCCGTGTCGCCAAAGATAGCTGAGGATTTCCGATATGTTGTTGCCGGAGCTTTCGCGCTCATTGCGCAAGGACATGCCCATGGGGGTGGTGAGCGCCCCTGTTGTTAGCCTGTATGCGAGAGCGTCGAGCTGGGTTGTCAGCATTTGGCGTTCAGCATTTGGCCAGGCAAGAAGCTGGTCGGCGCTGGGGAGGTTCCAGTAAAGCTTATCGTCGATCCGCATGACGACGCCAACGCATTCCATATCATCGCTTGCAAGATCAAACTGCCAAAAGACTTGCCATGATGAAGCCCTGATAAGTGGCTGTTGATCTGTTTCCGGTGTTAGGCGCTTGCTTAACTTGCCTGCCAGCTTGTGAGCGGCTGGTTTTCTGCTCATGCAACCTTTCCTTTGATCCACTCGGGATCGCTGCGTAAAGCTATGAAATTTGCAGCAGCTTCCCTGTCTCTGCGTTTGAGCAGGTCGCCCCACCAGTCCATGATACTTCCTTTGGCCTGCTCCCAGGCAATGCTTGCTGAGAGATGGCTTTCTTCTATTGCGCGGGCTGATGTCCGATCTGGTACGCCACCATATGCAAGCTGTAGCAGCTTGTTATGCAAATAGCCAGCTGTTTCAAGGCTTTCAGGTGTCCATGCTTGCCCCCCAAGTATGTCGGCGTAGTCAATCAAAGCAAATTCTGCTTCGCCTAGCCAAAGCAGATTGCCAGCATTGGCATCAATATTTTGTAGCCACTGATGAAAAGCAATAGCGCCGGGGAGGTGCGGCCACTGCTGTACGCGCTGACGCCAGGCTATAGCGTCGGCTTCACTAACAAGCGTGAGCATCGAGTCTTGGAGTTCCTCGGTTGCCCAGGTTGGGAATAGATCATCGTCGCTGCCGGGCCAGGTGTATTCAGGGAACAGCTTTCTGAGTTTTCTGGTGTGAATTAGCAGAATGAACGCGCGTGGAGCGGTTGTAAGGCCATAAGCGCGCGCGAGAAGGTAGCCAGCAACTTCGTTGGCAAGCGCTTTGTTATCTGTCGGAAAGGCTTTGACGTATGCGGTTAGGGTGGTGCCGTCCGGCGCGCGTAGTTCTGCGCGGTGAACGCAGGATGAATAGCCATCAATCCGGCGTGCCGCGTGCAGGTGGTGGCCCGCGCCCAGCAAGGTAATGCTCATTGATTTTCAGTTTTCAGACAGTAAGTTCAGCAAGCTCGCGATGGTAGCAGCCAGCGCAGGGCTTGGCGATGAGCGGATGAACTGTTCTAGGCTGTCGCGGAGGGGTTCGGGGTTTAAAGGGGTTGGGGTGTGATGGGTTGTGTCCATCCATCCGGCTACGAGATTGAGCTGTTTTTCAACGTGCCGCGCAAATTTGTTGCCGATATTGCAGCGGCCTCGCAAGTATCTAGATACCTGAGACTCTTCACGATCTAGCGCCTGCGCCAACGCTTGCCGGCTGGGATAGTGGCCGGCAAGTGTGGTGAGGTTCTGGCGACGGATAGAGACAATGTCCATTGTTGGATGCTGTCTTATCGTGGCGCGTCGGTGAATGACGGTAGAGGTCAATTTTCGTCAAGTGGCTAGTTTTTATGCCCATAGCTGCGGCTGAGTGGCTGGTGATGGCGTGCGAATGCCCGACGCAAGCCCGCTGCGGTCTATTTATGAGGGGAGGCGTGACGCTGCGGGGCTTATTGCTTGCCCTTGGCATCCTTGGAGGGAGGGGGGGGGTGATGCTTTCCCCGTGCGGATCGGCTATCCGTTTGGCAAGGTTGGAGATAGTGCGTTCGCGGCTGTCTTCCGTGCCCTGGTTGAGGTTGCTGCTTGGCTGCATGGAACGGACTAGGCTGCGCAGGTGTTTGACCGTATCCAGTGAGAGCGTGCGAGAGTTTAGCGCAAGCTCAATCTCATCTATCAAAAGGATAACTTCGGGGATGGTCGCGGCGATGACTTTTTCGTCTTGACTATGATCGCGACTTATCCAGCCGCTTTCTTTGTCGAAAGCTTGCTCTATACGCTTGGCCATGTTCGGGCCGACATTTCGAAACCCGGTCTTCAGGTGCGAAGCTTGCCCAGGTTGGATGCCTACCTTGTCGGCAAATGCCTTGACTGAGCCGTCGCATTCTTCGATCAGCTTCAGGACGTTTTGACGGCGTATTTCTGAGATATCCATATCAGCATTAACGCATTGATTATCAAATTGATAAACGTGCGAATTGATATTGCAACTTGCCTTGTCAATATCAATTTGATATTGTGCGTTCATGACTCTCTCCGAATACTTCAAAAAAAGTCGCGGTTCTCGCTTGGAGTTGGCTAAGCGTGTCCGCAGGACTCCGGCCTATCTGACCCATGTAGCTATCGGGTTTCGTCGTCCCAGTGCAGCGCTTGCCGCTGACATTGAGGTTCAGACCGATGGGCAGGTGCCTAGGAGTGTTTTGCGGCCAGATATCTGGCCAAGCTGATTTCCCCACGTCCTGCGGTTGCTGCGCAGGGTGTCTTGGCCGGTTAGTCCGGCATTTTTTATTCAGTCTGCGGGGCATTCCCGCAGGGCAAACTATAGCGAGATTCCAAATGGATTTCATGCGGCGCTTGCCACACAAAACATGGATTGGTGTGGCGCGGGATGCGGTGCAGCAGTGGCGGCAGCGAGAGCGCTGGACGTTGGAGGCGGTGACTCATCAGATTGTCACGCATTACTACGAGTCGGGCGCGGATGGCATTTGGCTGGTGGAGTTTCAGAGGACTGAGGCCGGGACTGATCCGATGCGGGCGCGCAAGACCAATGCGGAGAGGATAGCCCGCTGGTTGGATGATCAAACCAAAGATACATCGTTGCTGCCGGCTAATCTGCTGCCTGCTGTGCTGGGGGCGTTGCCGATGGACCTGCGACTGGCGTGTGTCACTGAAATGATGGGGCCGCTGGGGTTTGATGTGGCAATTGCAAAACCTGGGGTTCCCGATGCCACGCATGCGACGTTGGTTGCTGCTGCGGCGAAAGAGGCAGGGGAGGCCGTCGCAGCATTTTCCTTGCTGGCGGATGGAATGACCCGGCCATGCCTGATGCAGGCCAAGATTGAGCTGGAGGAGGGGCGCGCGGCGCTGAGCGACGCGATTAACCATGTTGACGGCCTGTTGACGGAGCGCCATGAAGTCGGTTTCTGTGGCTGACATGCTGCTGACCCGAGCCGATTGGCGGGCCAGGGTGGCGCATTCGGATGATAAGCAAGCCGCAAGGCGGCGCTATCTGGATTTGTTGAGACAACGGCTGGAGTTAGCGGCAAATGGTCGAATGGGTCAAGGAAAGCGGTGATGTGCGCCGGGATGCTGCCTATATCGCATTGCTGCCCACCGAGGCGCTGCGCGCAAGGGAGTTGAAAAGGCTGGCGCGTATCCATGGCAAAGCCCATGGCAGAAGCGTCGAGGATGCGGTTGCGGGTGATTGGGCAGGGCGAGAAGCAGGCTTGCCGCCTTTGCCGCTGATTGAACATGAAAACCCCCGGCTGGCCGCGTTGTCGGCAGTGGGGGGAAAGGGGGGGATGTGAGAGTTTTGCTGTCAGAGCAGGAGCAATCCGCCTTGCTGGAGTGCAGCTTAGAGGCGTTTCGCTTGTATGTGGCTGGTTTGCGGCCATGCGTGGATATTCGCACGGGCATCATTGGTCGAGGTTATCCAATTAGCCGAACGGTACTCGCCATCAATTGCCAGTATGTGCCGCCGCGAGGTAGCAAGCGCCCGGCTTGGCGGCCGACTTTGAAACAAGTTGATGCGCTGCTTGATGAGCTGGAAAGGGTAGGGCTGGCAAAGCGCGCAGCTGCCATTCAAGAGGTCAAGAAACTGGTATTGAAATTGCCGCTATTGGTGCGTGCTGTGGATGAGCAGGACATGAACGGGAGTGTACGAACGAGACAGGCTAGTGATGGTGAGAGCCGCGCCAGTAAAGGCTTAGATGATGTGCCTGGTCGTGATGAACCGGACATGAGCCGGCAGGCTGAGCCGGACATATCGGAGGTTAATAAATATATACATATCGGGCGCGAGGAGATGAACGCAGAGCCGCCGGGCGCAGCGGCATTGCTGGCCGCTGCTGCGGACCAGCTGGGCGTCAGGGTCGGAGGCGCAGCCAATCCGGCAGTGCTGGAGTGGGCGGCGGCGGGCGTAACGGTCCCGCAGCTTGCGCAGGCCATTGACCGTAGTCGCGCGTACATCGCGGAGGGTGAGGCTGTATCGGTCAAGTATCTGTCGAAAGTATTGCGGTCGATGCGCGAGGAGGGAAAACCGTCTGCAGGGCGTGCTGTACGCAGTGGGCTGCGCGAGAGTAAAGGCGGGCGTGATCCCGCGTGGAAGCGCGTTCCTGCCCCAGCTCCGGGGTCTGTAGTGCCGGTGTCGGGTGGTGTGGTAGATGGTACTGAGGGTGATTGGCTTGAGTGATGCAATGCAGTATTTCCCCAAGGTGGCGAGCCTGCGCGGTCTGGCGCGTGTGTCGGGCCATTGCGCAAAGCATGGGGATTTTGTGGCGGATGTTTTGCCGGGACGAGTGCCGTTGTGTTTGCGGTGTGATGTTGAGAAGGAGTCGGCAAACCGGCTGGCGGAACAGCGCCGGGCGGAGTTGTGGCGGTGTGGTGTGCCGGGGAAGTTTCGGCAAGCAAAGTTTCGCGACCTGCTGGAGATTTGCCCCGAACAGGTTGCAGTGTTGCAGGCGTTTAAAGGGTGGGTAGCCAGGGTTGGCAAAGATCGCAACGCCGGCAATGTTGTGATGGTCGGGAGTACCGGGACCGGCAAGACTCACATGGCCAGCGCGGCGGCGCTGAATCTGATTGCCCATTGTGGCCTAGATGTGCGCTATGTTACATCCGATCAAATGCGGGTGGAGGTATGCGAGACGTGGGGCAAGCCTGGGCGTAGTGAAAATGTCGAGTTGAGGCGGCTGGCGATGTATCCGCTGTTGATCATCGATGAGGTGGATATTCTCGATGCCAATGGCCATGGCCTGCGGATATTGAATCGCGTCATTGATGCCCGGTCGGCGGAGGGCCTGCCAACGGTTTACATCAGCAATCAAACGCAGGAACGGTTGACCGACATTGTGGGCGCGCGAGCGGTTAGCCGGATGTATGAAAATGCCTTGGTTCTGCAATGCTATTGGGAGGATTTCCGGGCGCGGCGCATGGGGAATTGAACGCTCAGGCATGGTAGAATTGCGGCACAAAACAAAGCCCGGCATTGATCGGGCTAGGGGAATTCTCCGCAGCAAATTTGGAGAGTTCGAAGTGATTAAAGAAGTTGATGAACTGTTGTGGCAATGGGGCGCTTGGATTGATCAGCGCGAATCAAACAGCCTGGGCTACAAGATGTCCGTGCTGAATGAATGCATGGCCATGGCGAGCAATGAGCATCAAGAACGGCGAGTATCGCGGCCGGTGATCGATGGTGAAAAGATGTTGCTGGTGGATGCGGTCTTGTGCCGGAAGGTCAAGCCGGATACCAAACGGCTGATTGATCGCTATTACAGGGGGGCGGTGGGTGGACTGGTTGCCATTCAGTCTGACCGGATGCCTAAGCGGAGGGCTGGAGCGCATACTCAAGTCTTCGCGGACATGAACTCTGTAACAAGGCAAACCGTTCATGCGTGGATTCATAATGCCCACGTTGAACTACAGCTGGCGATGGCTACGGTGGTTCATAGGGTGAAACAGGTAGGTGTGGCAGGGGTGGTAATGGAAATTGGTGCGACTTGTGCGAATGATGCTTGACAGCTGATCTTACACTTGTGCACAATTCGGCTACTCTTGAAACCATTGCGAGTAACGAAACCCGAGGCTAAGCCCTCGGGTTTTTGCTTTTGTGGCTTGCTCTCTGTCCTGGGTTTTGGCTTGGGCGATGTGGTGGGGCAAGAGGTTTGACAGATAACAGGCCGCGCAATAATATTGCGGCCGCAAAGTTCCGGCCTGCCAGCTTGGGCTTTGTTTTGGTTTCATACATTGACTTGCTCACGTCGATCAAACGCCTCCGCATTTGCGGGGGCGTTTTCTTTTGGGGGAACGGAAATGCCACGATCAGCGCCGACGCCATGTCGGCAAAGGGGATGTCGGCAGTTGGTGCGGGATGGTGGCGGTTATTGCGATGCGCACCGCAGTGAGGTTAGGCGCGAGGTTGACCAGCGGCGCGGGTCTGCGGCGAGTCGGGGTTATGGTTCGCGATGGGCGAAGGCGCGCGAAACGTTTTTGCGGCAGCGTCCGCTTTGCGAATGTGAGGATTGCGCCGGGGTTGGGCGAGTGGTGGCGGCGACGGTGGTGGATCATATCAAGGCGCACCGGCTAAAAGATGCGCTGGACTCGGGCGACGCGGAAAGGATCGCCGCCGCGCAGGCGCTGTTTTGGGATAAGGCGAATTGGATGCCGATGAGTAAGCCATGCCATGACAGGAAAACGGCAAGGCTGGACGGCGGTTTCGGGAATCGAAAGGGCGGGGTGTGATGGCTGGGAGCGTGGAGCGAGTTCAAGAGTTGTTCGAGCAGTTACCGGCGGACTTTCGCCAAGAGACATTGGCGACGGCGGCCCACGTGCTTGAGCTATTGAGTGCTTGCCCGGAAGAAATGCGGCTTTGGGTCCGGGCGTTGCTGGTGGCGAATTGGTCGGAGGTTGAATAGTCGGCCAGGGGGAGGGGGTGGGTAAAAGTCTGGCCGGAATCGGTCAAGACCGCGTGCCTAGCCACGGTTTTTTATGGCCTCTGTTTTTGAACAGGGGGGGGGTATGAAATTAGACGGCCTCTGATGCGTTATCGGCGCATCAGGGGCTTTTTTTTATGGGCGAATGCCCTGGAGGCTCGCTATGGACGATAGAGCGCCGCCGCTCACGGTGATTCAGGGGGGCGCGGGAAATGTTGGTGATGGTGGGGGTGGTAAGCATTCTGAGATTGTCAGTCCGCCGCCGCCGCCTGGCGCGAACCTTGCGCCGCGTGAACGGAAGGTGTGGGACTACGTTTGTAGGCATCTGCGCGAGGCCGGTCTTGACCATCTGACGGCCGGTTTGGCGATAAGCATCATCGTTAAAACCTATGTGCGTTGGATCGATGCCGAAATCAAGCTGGCAGATGTTGAGGAAAAGAACGGCGGCACGTACTTCATCATCACGCCGAATGGGCATGAACAGCCGCATCAGGTTTTCTATGTCGTTAAGAACTTGAAACAGGAATTGCTTAAATGGCTACCGGAATCGTCCTTGACGCTTCCGTCGGTGGCAGCGGTCAAGGCCAAGCTGGGCGACAAAGCGCCGCAGGACGATCTATTCGACGAACTGCTAAATCACGGAAGAAATCACCCGTCAGCCGCCTTCGGCTGATCCCGCCGGAAGACGAGTGGCAGGAGTGGGATAGACGCTATGGGGTGCCGGTGTTGCGCGGAGAGGTGATGGTTGGGCGACTAACCATGCTCGCCGTCGAGCGCCACTATCGGGATTTGCAAGAGGCCGCGAAACGCGGTCTTTTTTTTAGCCCGCCGCACGCCTGGCATTGCATCGACTTTGTTCAAAAAGAGTTTGTCCACATCAAAGGGCCGCTTGCGGGCCGGCCGATATGGCTTGATGGGTGGCAATTGTTCTGGACGGCCGTGTTTTTTGGCTGGAGGCGGGCGAATGGTCTACGCCGGTTCCGCACGGGGTATGAAGAAGTCGCGCGGAAAAACGGTAAATCGACGTGGTGGGGACCGATTGGCGCGTATCTCTGGATGATGGACGGAGAGGGCGGCGCAGAGGTGTATTCCATCGCCACCACACGCGAACAAGCCATGTCGGTATTCAAGCCGGCATTCGACAACGTGAAGCGCTGGCGCAAGCGTTCGCCAGGGCTGACGCGGTCGATCCGGGTCTATGACGGCGCAAACCAAGAAAAGATGGTCCTGGGCGAGTCGGTCTACAAGCCACTGCCGGCCAATGCCGAGAGTCTGGACGGCTTGAACCCCTATGCCTGTCTGGTCGATGAGCTGCACGCCCATAAAACGCGGGAGGTATGGGACGTGATGGAGTCGGCCCTGGGCGCGCGGTCGCAGCCGGTGATCAACGCCATCACCACGGCCGGTTTCATTCTCGACGGCATTTGCATGGAAATTCGAACCTATCTGGTGCGGGTGCTGCGCGGCGAGGTGGTGGACGACAGTTTTTTCGGCGTCATTTACACCATTGATGAAGGCGATGATCCCTTTGACCCGGCGATGTGGGCGAAGGCCAATCCGGCGCTTGGGGAAGCGAAGACGCTGGAGTACATGGAGGCGCAGGCAACCAAGGCAAGAGTCATGGCGAGCGCGCGCCACAACTTTCTGACCAAAGATTTGAACGTCTTCGTCGGGGATGCGCTGTCGTGGTTCGACATGACGGTATGGGACAAGGGCGCGAAGACCTTTGACCGTGAAATGTTGACCGGGCGGCGCTGCTTTGGCGGGCTTGACCTGGCAAGCACGCGAGACATTACCGCGTTTGTGTTGCTGTTCCCGCCGCCGGATGGCGACGATGACGGCGATTGGTATGTGTTGGTGTGGGCCTGGGTGCCGCAGGCCAAGCTTGATTCCGCAGAGCAAGACTCGGGGTCGGATTACAAGGCGTGGGCGCGGCGCGGCTGGCTGACGGTGACGGAGGGGGACGTTACCGATTACGAGCCAGTGCGGGAGGTGATCGAACAGGCATGCCAGGATTTCGAGGTGCAAGAGATTGCTTTCGATACCTGGAACTGTACGCACTTGGCAAACCAGCTGCTGGAAAAGGACATCCCGATGGTCAAGCTGCCGCAGAACTTCGCCGGCATGTCTCCGGGCGCGAAACAAATCGAACGCCTGGTTTACGGCAAGCGGCTGCGGCATGGGGGCAATGCGCTGCTGCGCTGGTGCGCGGGCAACGTCACCTTGATGATCGACAGCAACGAGAACATCAAGCCGGACAAAAAACGCTCGCAAGGGCGCATTGATCCGATAGTGGCGCTGTGCAGCGCGGCCACGCGGGCAATGACCCATATGGACGAATCGGCGCATCTGGAGATTTTGTAAATGGGGTTCTTCGAACGAATATTTGGCGGTCCTGCGCCGCCGCCACGGCAAGAGCCGGTGGTTAGCAATGCCGGCGAGCTGTTTGGCGATTTGGCCACGGTGACGCGGGCCGGGGTGATGGTCAACGAGACAACGGCGATGCGCCAGGGCGCGGTTTATGCCTGCGTGCAACTGCTGGCCGGGATCGTATCGACACTGCCGGTTCACTTTTACCGCCGAGGCGGGGACGTGCAATCGCGTGTCGACCATCCGTATTGGTGGCTGTTCAACCAGTCCGCGACCAACGAGTACACCAGTGCCGCGATGTGGGAATTTTTGATGGAATCCCGCTTGCTGGATGGGGACGCTTACGCCTGGTTGCGACGAGATCGGCGCGGACAGGTGATCGCGGTTCAGCCGGTTAACCCGCGATGCGTTGATGTGCAGCGGATGGCCGGCGGCTGGCGCTGTTACACGCTGTGGTTGCCGGATGGCACGGTCAAGGCGCTGCATGAAGATGATGTGTTGCACGTCGCCGGGCTGGGGTTCGATGGACTGCGGAGCCTGTCGCCCATTCGGCACTATGCCGGCCGCTCGGTCGTCGGCCTAGCGTTGGCGCAAGACGAATTCGGCGAGCGCAGCCTTGGGCAGGGCAACCATAGCGATTTACTGCTTTCGACGGCTGCAAAGCTCAGTCCCGAACAGAGGGACGACTTGCGCAACGAGGTTGAGCGACGCTATGGCGGGCTGGGCAATGTGCGGCGGCCGATGGTGTTGAGCGGGGAGTTCAAGCTTGACCGTCTGCGCATGAGTCCGGTCGATATGCAGCTGTTGGAGGCCCGGCAATTCAGCGTGGTTGAGGTCGCGCGCATGTTTGGCGTCCTGCCGCACATGATCGGGGCCACGGACAAGTCTACCAGTTGGGGCAGCGGCATTGAGTCGATGACGCTGGGCTTTATCAAGTTCACGCTAAAACGTCACCTAGAGGCCATCCAGCAGGAACTAAACCGCAAGCTGTTCGGGCCGGAAACGGGGATTCACTGCGAATTCATGCTTGATGCCTTGCAGGAAGGCGATAGCAAGATGCAGGCCGAGTACTTCGGCAAGGCGCTGGGTGGCCCCGGCTCACAAGGTTGGATGACCATTAACGAAGTCCGCCGCCGCAAAAACCTGCCGCCTGTTCCGGGCGGCGAAATGATTCGAATCGCAGGAGAAAAACCGAATGCCGATGCAAAAACTGCTGATCCGTCCGAAGAACCGGACGGGGCCGGCCAAGATCAGGGCGGAGACAACGGGGAGTGAGGCCACGCTCTGGCTTTACGACGCGCTGGATGACTGGTGGGGCATCAATGCCGGCGATTTCTGCAAAGAGGTCGCGGCGCTGACGGCGGAAACCATCCATCTTCGGATCAATAGCCCTGGCGGCGACGTGTTCGGCGCGCGCGCCATCGTTGCGGCTCTGCGAGGCAGCGGGGCCAAGGTAATTGCGCATGTGGACGGCCTGGCCGCCAGCGCCGTGACCTTCATCGCCGTGAACTGCCACGAAATCCGCATGGCGGACGGCGCGTTCTTCATGATCCATCAGGCCGGGACCGGGACATGGGGCAATGCTGCGGATTTGCGCGAGACGGCGGATTTGCTGGACAAGGTGGATAGCACCATCGTCGCCGATTACGTGCGCAAGACCGGCCAGGACGAACAGCAGGTCCGGGCCTGGATGGCGGCAGAAACGTGGTTTACCGCCGAGGAAGCCAAGGACGCCGGCTTGGTTGACGCCATCGTGACCGGTCAAAGCGTCGATAACAGCGCTTGGGATTTTTCCGGTTGCCGCAATGCGCCACAAGCGCTGATGGCTGCGCCGGTTCGCAATGAAGTTGTGCCGGAAGTCGCCGCGCCACCTGATGGCGCGGAGCTGCGGGAGCATGCCCGCCGAGTGTTGGACCTGATTTCGCTTAGTCGCTGACGAACGTCCGCCGACTCCAATCTTTAAGCCCGCCTTGAGCGGGCTTTTTTCATTTCAAGGAAAACAATGTCTATCCAAGCATTGCGCGACAAGCGCGTCAACATCGCCAACAAGATGAAAGCCCTGGTGGAGAAAGAAGGCGCGTGGGATGCCGAGCGCCAGGCTGAATTCAGCAATATGAAAACCGAGGTGGAGCAGATCGATAACCAGATCAGCGCCATTGAAGCCGCGTTGCGCGTTCAGGAAGGCATCGCCGCTACTGACGAGCAGACGGCCCAATTCCGTAACGTGTCTATCGAGAATGCGGCGGAGCTGCGCCGGGATTTGCTGGTGGCTTTCCTGCGCGATGGCCAGGAAGGCATTCAAAATCTGGTCAATTCCGGCCGCATCCAGAACGCGCAGACGGTCGGCACGCCGGCCGGCGGCGGCTATACCGTGACCCGCGAAATGTTCAGTTCAATTCAGGCGGCCATGGCATTGGTCGGCGGCGTGCGTGATGTGTCCACGGTGCTGAAAACGGCGAGCGGCAATCCGCTGGATTTCGTGGTGACGGACTCCACGCAGGAAGAAGGCGAAATCCTGGGTGAAACGCAGTTGACGCCGTCCAGCGAAACCAAGTTTGGCACGACTGACATGGGGGCGTTCAAGTACACGTCCAAAGCGGTCGCGGTGTCGCTGGAGCTGCTGCAAGACAGCGAGTTCGATATTGAGGGGTACATCGTCGCGTTGCTGGGCCAGCGCCTGGGCCGCGTCACCAATCGCCATTTCACGGTGGGCGCGGGCGATAAACAACCACGCGGCGTCGTGACCGCTGCATCAGTGGGCAAGGCCGCCGCGACTGGCCAGGTGGCGACGGTGACGCTGGAAGACCTGATCGACTTGGAGCATAGCGTCGATCCGGTATACCGCTCTGCCGCCAAGTGGATGTTCCATGACGGCACGTTGCGCAAGCTGAAGCAGCTGAAGGACGCGACCGGCCGCCCGCTGTGGTTGCCGGGTCTGGCGGTCAATGCGCCGGATACCATCTTGAACTATGGCTACCAGATCAATCAGCACATGCCGACGATGGCGGCCAATGCCAAGTCGATTCTGTTCGGCGACTTCAAGAAATATCTGATCCGCGATGTGATGGGCGCGACGCTGTACCGCAATACCGATTCCGCTTACAACGAGCGCGGCCTGGTGGGCTTCCATTCGATCCTGCGCACCGATGGCGACTTGGTGGACATCGGCGGAGCCATCAAGGCTTACCAGAATTCGGCAAGCTGATATGCGCCCCTTAGGGGGCTTTCTTTTTCCAAGGGGGTGTTATGGCGGCAAAGAAGTCGGATGTAAAAATGGTCGAAGCTCGCGTGTTGTATAGCGGCGTGTTGAGCGGTGGCGAACTGGATGGCGTGCGAGTGCAGGTCAATGACGTGCTGATGGTGCCGGAATCGGCCCTAGAAGGCGATTGCGGGCTGGACGCTAACCCGGATGCGGTGGCCGCTGCATTGGCGTCCGGCGGTCGCCGTATCGCGGCGGATGGCGCTGTGTCTCAAGCTGGCGAGTAAGGGCAATGAACAGCGCTTTGTTTGATGATCTGGCCACAGTGCGGCTGCAATGCCGCATTGATGCCGATTTGACGGACGATGACCCGCTGTTGTGGCTGTATGTGCTGGCAGCGGAGGGGCTGGCGGCGCATGAGATCGGCCGGCCGCTGCTGGGCGAGGTTTGGAAAACGGCCGCGGACGTGCCCGAGAGCGTTCGTCATTGGGTATTGCTGCGCGTGGCGACGGCATACGCGCAGCGGGAAGCAGTGGCGTCCGGCCAGCCGTTGCAGGCCATGCCGCGAACGTTTGTGGATGGCTTGCTTGATCCCTGGAGGGTGTACCGATGAACGCCAGTATGTTGAATGACCGTGTCCGGCTTAGTCAGCCAATCAAGACCCGCAAGCCGTCCGGGGGCTGGGTCGATAGCTGGACGGAGCCTAAGCCCGTGCATGCTCGCATCGAGTACCTGGGGGCGCGGACCTACACGGCGGCGCTTGCCGAGCAAACTGGTTGCCGTGTCCGGGCGACAATCCGCCGCCGCGCGGTGGTGCATGGCTGGCGTGCGCTGGTACATGGGCAGCCGTTCAAGGTGAAGACCGTCGAGCCGCACGCGAACCGGGATTTTCTGGTGTTGATGCTGGAAACGAGCGATGGAAACGGTTGAGGGCATTGGCGAGGTACTGCGCGCCCTGGACGGTGTGCCGCGCCGGCTGCAAACCAAAGTGCTGCGCCGAGGACTGCGCCGGGGCGCGGCCCTGGTTCGGGACCATGCGCGCCAGCGGGTGCGCCGCCGTTCCGGCCTGCTGGCTAAGTCGATTGTTGTCGCCAGTTCGCGCGGGAGTGGTAGGCGCGGCGTGATCGCGTACAGGGTCGCGCTCCAGCGGCGCGGCTGGTATGGCCGATTGCTGGAGTATGGCCATATGAAGCGCGGCCGAGGGCAAAAGGCCAAAGGCGGCGAGGCACGGCGCGCCGCCGCGAGGGAGGCAAGCCAGGGGGCGGGACAGATGGTCCCGCCCTATCCATTTATGCGGCCGGCTGCTGAAAGACTGCCGGAAGCGCTGTCCGTGGTCGGTGATACGGTTCGCAGCGCGCTGGAAGCCGGGGAGCTGACGCGATGATCGGCGCGGCCGTGGTGGAGCTGCTGGCCGCGCCGGATGTCGTGGCGTTGATTGGCGACCGGGTGTATCCGGTGCGCCTGCCGGATGAGCCGGAATTACCCGCAGTTGCCTATCAAGTGATTGATGAAAAGCGGGCGCGCGGCGCGGTGCGCAATCCGGGCATCGTGTTCAGCCTGGTGCAGCTGTCGATAGTGGCGGCGGACTACGATGCGGCGTATGCCGTGGCCTGGGCTGTTCGGCGCAGGTTGGAGCGCTGGCGGGGCGAAGTGGGAGGCGTCATGGTTTACGACGTGCTGGAGGATGGCGCGCAGGATGTGGGAGAGGACGCGCCGCATCTGGTGGCCATGACCTGGCGCATCCATTGGAAAGCAAATTGAAAGGGCGATGTGTCGCGAGTTGAACAATTGATGGTCGCCGTTGAGGCGGCTTTGCTGGGGACGACGGCGGCGGGCGAGCGAGTGAGCCGCGACTTGCAAAAGGGGCTGAATTTTGGCGAGTTCCCGGCGGTGTGTCTGCACCAGTTGCAGGATGTGCCGTTGTCGGGTTCGCCGGTCGGCTACGAATATCGCCAGCTATCGATAGAGCTGGAATTGCTGGCGGAAGGCGACGTTCCGCATTCGGCTTGTGAGGCGCTGCGGGCGGAAGTGCATACCGTATTGCATGCCGCCCTGGAAGTGCAGGACTTGCAGGCCGGCGCGGTGCAATGGGAGTACGACGAGGAAAATCCACGACTCGGCATCTGCCGGGCGCAATACCTGCTGACCTATCGGCGGCGGGAGGGTGAGTTGTAGTCGGTTCGAAATGGTGTCTGGCTCGCTGCGGCGGGCCTTTTTTTATGCCTGAAAGGGGTGGCAATGTCACTGAATAGTAAGCGGGTGGCGATCATCGCCAAGGTTGAAACGAAAGAGGGGGTGGACGCGGTGCCGACTGGCGCGGCGAATGCGATCTTGGTCGCAAGTCCGAAAGTCACGCCGCTGGATAGCGACAAGGCGGAGCGGAACATTGTCCGGCCATATTTTGGGAATTCCGAATCGGTCGTCACCGGGGTTCGCATGAAAGCTGAGTTTGAGGTCGAGCTGGCCGGCGCGGGGGAGCCGGGGGCGGTGCCGGCCTGGGGCGTGCTGCTGCGGGGCTGCGGCTTTGCTGAAACAGTGGTGAAGGATACCACTGTCAGTTACGCGCCGATTTCCACCGGGCATCAGTCGCTGACGATCTATTACAACCTTGACGGCGTGCAGCATAAGTTGCTGGGCGCGCGCGGCAATGTTTCGTTCGATCTGCAAAACAAGCAGTTCCCGAAAATGAAATTCACCTTTACCGGCGTGCATGGCGGCATCGTTGACGCCGCCGCGCCGGCGCTGACGTTGACGCCGTTCATGACGCCGATGCCATTCGATGCGGCGAATGTCGCGCACTTCAATCTATTCGCCTTCGCGCCAGCTGTGCAGAGCCTGACATTCGACATGGCCAATGAAGTCAAACATCGCAGCTTGCCGGGCGGTACGGAACGCGTACTGATTACCGGCCGCAAGCCATCGGGTAGCGCGCAAATCGAATCGACGACTGTCGCGGAAAAAGATTGGTTCGAAATCGCGAGGACCGGCCGTCGCGGGATGCTCAATCTTGAGCATGGCAAGGTGGCCGGCAACATCATTCTGATAGAGGCAAACATCAGCATTGGCAGCGCCGACTATGGCGACAGCGACAACATCAGCATGACTACGCTGCCGCTGGCGCTACTGCCATATGACGGCGACGACGAATTCAAAATTACCATTCGATAAAAGAGAAGCACATGTTCAAGATCGCAACGGCCGGCCAGGTTCGCGTCCCGGCCGAAATCCATACCCGCACCGAGTCCGGCGCGGAAAATATCGCCACTATTCAACTGACCGGCCGGCTGATGTCGCAGCCGGATTGGGATGCGCTGATTAAGCGTTTTTCGCCGGATCAAGCGATAGAAGACCTGTCCGAGATCTACCGCCAAAACGCCAGGTTGTTTGCCGAGGTTTTCACGGCCTGGGAGGGCGTGTCTGATGAGGCCGGCAAGCCGCTGCCGTTGTCGCAAGCCGCGATGGAAGCGGCCTTGCTGTCGGTCGATGGCCCGCAAGTGAATTCGGCGCTGCAAAGTGCGCTGCATGAGCTTCGCTTCGGAGCGGCGCGAAAAAACTGATTGAGGCGGTGCGCTACCAATTCGGCGAGCGCGCCGCCAGTCGGGACGAGAACCGGCGGGCGCTGCTGGATGCCGGCGTTCCCGTCGATCAGGTGGACGCGCTATTGCCAGGCGGCGGCGACGAGTCGTTCAGCCTGCTGGAAGACGCGGTGCCGGCCTGGCGTGTTTGGCAGGGGATGCAAACCCAATGGCGGGTTGGTCCGGCCGGGCCGTTCGGCCTGGACTACGCCGCGCTGCCGGTGGTTGAGCAGCGGTTAGGGATTGAAGAGACGCAGCGCGCGGCGATATTCGGCCATCTGCAAGAAATGGAGCGCGAGGCGTTGAGGCTGACGGCGAGAAAGGGGAAGTAGTGGCAGCAACGCAAACAGTTGGCTCGCTGGTGATCAATCTTGAAGCCCGGATGGCGCAATTACAGTCTGAAATGGCTGCGGCGGGGCGGACGGTCAAGTCCACGATGGGAAGCATTCAGGACGAATCCAAGCGGGCCGGCGACGCCCTGGAGCGTTTGAACGCGACGGCCGCCGCCCTGGGCGGTTTCGTCATTGCTGAGCGCGCGGTTAGCGCCTTGGTGTCGGGCTTTGCCGAACTGCCCAAGATGGGCTTTGCCTTCGCCAATCAACTGGAGGTGATGCAAGTCGGCATGGCCGGGACAATGGCCAGCATGGCGACCGTGGGCGGCAAGGCCGTGTCGATGAATCAGGCGATGGCGATTTCCGGCGAGCTGGTGCATGCGCTGGCGGAGGATGCCGCCCGCACGGCGGCCAGCACGCAAGAACTGGTCGCCGGCTTTAACGCCATGCTAGGGCCGGGCTTGCAGGCAAAGATGACGGTGGGCGAGATTCGCCAGTTGGCCACGGTCGGTATCAACGCGGTCAAGTCGATGGGCTTGGAGGCGGGGCAGGTAGTGCAGGAAATGCGTTCTATCCTGACCGGCAACATCAGTTCGGATTCCCAGCTCGCGGTCGCCCTGGGCATTACTAACAAAGACGTGGAGAAAATCAAAAAGTCCGGCGGCGACCTGTTCAAATTCTTGTCAGAGCGCTTGCAGGGCTTTGCCGAAAGCAGCGACATCTATTCCAAGACGCTGACAGGCATGGTCGATACGTCCAAAGAGGTGATGTCGAAGCTGGCGGCCGAGGGGGTGGAGCCACTGCGCGAGGCGACAAAGAGCTGGCTGGAGCAGTTCAACGAAGGGCTGTCCAAGGATGCCGGCCGCGCCCTGGTGGCCAGCATGCAGGAGGGGAGCCGCGAGCTGGTTGAGCTGGCTGGCATGACCGGTCGCGCCGTGGCGGGCGTCTACGAGTACCGCGATGCCATTGGCGCGGTGATCGCGGCCTATGCCACACTCAAAGCGGCGCAGATGGCCGGTGGTGCCGGGGATGCGGTTGCGGGTTGGGGGCAGCGCGTCGCGGCGGCGCGAGCGTCGGCGGTGGCTGACGAAAACGCTACTCAAGGGGCAATCCGGCGGGCGCAAGCGGATCGCATCGCCGCGATGACGGAACTGGACCGGGCGCGGGCCAGCAGTGCGCGTGCAGGGCAAGAAGTGGCGGCGCAGGCGGTGGACCGGCAGCGGCTGGCACTGGATACGGCGCTGGCGCAAGGGGCGGCGCGTCAGATTGAGCAGTCTGGCAGTTTGGCAATTGCGAAAAGCATGGTGGCGGAGGCCGACGCGGCGGCGAGTGTGGCTGCTGTAGAGCTGGCGGCGGCCGAACGGGCGCGCGCCGCGCAAACCGTTGGCAGTGTCGCCGCCTATGAGCGTTTGCAGGTTGCCCAGCTGGCCAGCGCCAGGGCGAGCGCGGACTTGGCCGTTGCTAAAGCCCTGGAGGCGGCCGAGCAGGACCGGTTGACGGTCGCGCAGAGCCGCGCATTGGCGATGAGCAATGCGCTTGCCGTCGCGGACGCGAAGCTGGCGGCGGCGGAAACGGCGGCGGCGGAAGCGGCGACCGCCCAAACGGCCGCGACCGGACATGCCGCACTGGCTGCTGAAGCCGCTGCGGCGGCCCAAGTTCGGCATGCGGCGGCAGTGGCGCGGGTTAGCCTGGTATCGCAAGCGGCGGCCGGTGCGGTGGGTTTGTTCAGCCGGGCGCTTGCCTTGGTCGGCGGGCCGATTGGCGTTGCGGTCTTGGCAATAGGCGGATTGATTGCCTATTGGGATGAGCTGGCGGCGGCGGCTGGCGATGCGGCGGCTAAGAACGAGCTGGCGGCCAAGCGCATTCAGAAAGCGCTATCTGATGTCGATGTCGCCACGCTGCGGAGCGAAGCCAAGTCGTCGCGCGAGGAGTATGAAAAGCTCAATTCGCGCTATGAAAAGATCGGCGGCGGCTTGCCGGAAGGGCTGAAGCTGTCTTTGTTGTCTGATCTGGACGAGGCGCGCGGGCGGATGCTGCGCGCGGAGTCGGCGCTCAAGGAGTCGAAGCAGCAGCAAGCCGATTCGGCTTTGCAGTCGTTTTATGATCGGTTTCCGGGGGAGAAGAAGGCGGCGACGCCAGACGCGGCTTTGCCGGACCTGAAGGCGAAATTTGCAACGCCGAAGGATGACGCAGAGGGCAAGCGGTTAGCCGAGCGGCAGCGGGAGGCAATTCTACGGCTGGAGCGTCAAGTTCAGTCCGTGGATAAGCTGACCGAGGCCGAGAAAGTGCGCTTCGAAGTGACGCGGGGCGATTATGCCAAGTTCGATGAGGCGACCAAGGGTCGTTTGCTGGCGTTGGCGGCCGAGCTGGATTCAACCAAGGCGCTAAAGGCAGAGAACAAGCGGTTTTTCGATGAGTTGAACCGGGATGCCGAAGAGTACGAGCGCCGCAATCGTCAGATTCTGGAGCGGCTGCGCGGCGGCGAATACGACAACGCATCCGAGCGTTTGCAGCGCGACCATCACCAGCGCAAGACCGATATCGAGTATGCGCAAGGCTTGTCTCCGGAGGAGCGGGAAAAGTACGGCGCGGCCGAAGACCAGCGGAACGCACGGGCGATCGAGGCATTGCGCAGCAGTGAGCGCCAGGGCATCGGCCTGCAATCTGAAGACCAGCAGTTGCGCGACCAGTATGACCGTCGCCATCAGTTGATCATGGATGCGACGACGCTCACGGAAACCGAGCGCGCGGACTACATCAAACGCAATCAGGAGCAGTTGAATGCCGATCTGCTGAACCTGGAGCGCAACCGCGCGTCCGCGATGCTGTCGAGTTCGAGCCAACTGTTTGACGGGCTGGCCGGTTTGGCGGCGGGCTTCAAAGGCAAGCAATCCGGCATATACCGCGCCATGTTCGCCATGAGCAAGGCGTTTGCGGTTGCGGACGCCATCATCAAAATTCAGCAAGCCATTGCGACGGCTGCGGCAAGCGCGCCCTGGCCCGCGAATATGGGGGCGATGGCGTCGGTTGTGTCGGCTACGGCCGGCCTTGTGTCCACAATTGGCAGCACGCAGCTATCAGGCATGGCGCATGACGGCATCGACAATGTCCCGCGTGAAGGGACGTGGTTGCTCGACAAGGGCGAGCGCGTAATAGATCGCCGGACGAATGCCGATCTGAAGGACTTTCTAACCCGCGTCAACGCGCCCGCCGCCGGGGGCGCTGCGCCGGCTCAGCCGGTGAAGGTAATCATCAACAACCTTGCGCCAGGTGCGACGGCGCGAACAGAGGAGCGGCAGGGGGCAGACGGCGGCCGGGAAATTCTGGTTCTGGTCGAGCGTGTAGTTGAAAACAAGTTGGCCGAATCGATGAGACCTGACGGCCAGATTTACGATTTTGTCAGGGGGTAATGTGGCGGAGGTTTTTAGCTGGACGCCGTTGTTTGGCGGTGCGTCGTCAATCCGGGCGCGAGTGAAGGAAGCCCGGTTTGGCGATGGCTATGGCCAGCGGGTGCCTGACGGCATCAACAGCATGCCGCGCGTGCGCAAGCTGTCTTTTGCCGTTGGCCAGGCCGAAGCGGATGCGATTGAGGCGTTCTTAATGCGCCATGCCGGCGCGCGCTGGTTCTGGTTCACCTATCCCGGCGCGGCGCGGGCCAAGTTCCGCTGTAGTGAGTGGGACCGCTCATATCTGGCGGCCGGCGATGAGGTAGTCGCGGTGACGTTTGAACAGGTTTTCGATTCGGGGGAATAAATGGGCGAGATACACGCGGAAAAACAGCGTCTGGTCTCGGACGCGATTGTGCAGCTATTCGAGCTGCGGCCGCCGCCTGGCGTGTCGGTGCCGGCGATGCGGTTCACGGCCAGCGGCAACGGCCAGCCGGTGACATTCCAAGGGCTGGCTTACGAGCCGTGGGCCATCGAGGCCAAGGGGTTTGAAAGCAGCCAGAAAGGCGCACCGCGCCCGAAGCTGTCTATCGGCAATGTCGCGACGCTGTCGGATGGGCGAGAGGTGCGGGGGATTTTCACGGCCCTGGTGATGCAGCATCAGGGCCTTGTCGGCTGGCAGCTGGTGCGGCGGGTGACGCATGCCAAGTTTTGCGCGGGCGGCGAACTAGCCGACTTCCCGGAAATGTACCCGGAGGAAACCTGGCTGATTAATCGCCGCGAGGCCGACAACGGCGACGCCATCACGTTCGAATTGCGCAGCCGGCTAGACCTGGCTGGCAAGCGCGCGCCGGGGGTGTTGGTGACACGCTATTGCCCGGCGCATGTGGTGTATCGGGGGGCGCATTGCGGTTATCAGGGCGTGGCGATGTTTGACGCGCGAGAACAGCCGGTGACGGACCCGCGTTTAGACAAATGCGGTAAGCGGTTAGCTAGTTGTAAGGCGCGGGGGAACTTGGCGAACTATGGCGGATGTCCTGGCATGCGCCGCTACAACTGAACGACTTCTAAGCCATCTTGAGCCGCCTTGTGCGGCTTTTTTCATGGGTAAAGCGATGACTGCAACATCCGAACAAATCGCCGCCATGCTGGACTACGCGGCGCAGGCCGGGGAGCGGGAGGCTTGCGGCCTGGTGCTGGATTCCGGCCGCATCTATCCCTGCCGCAACTTGGCGGACGATCCAGAGCATTTTTTTCGCATTGATCCCGCCGGGCGAGCAGCGGCCGAGCAGCTGGGCCGGGTCGCCGGCATCTGGCATAGCCACCCGAACAGCACGGCGGAGCCATCGCTCATTGATCGGGCGATGTGCGAGCGTTCCGGCCTGCCGTGGCATGTCGTCAGCTGGCCCGGCGGCGATTATCGCTACATCGAGCCGAACGGCTGGCGGGCTGATTATCTAGGCCGCCCGTATTGCTATGGGGTAATTGACTGCTGGGAGCTGGTGCGCGACTGGTACGCGCGCGAACGCGGTGTGTCCTTGCCGCGCCCGAACGAGCCTGACGGCTGGTGGGAGCGCGGTCTAGACCTGTTCAGCACGGCGGCCGAGGCCGCCGGTTTTATTTGGGTCGATGACGAGCCGCAAGCCGGCGACGTGCTGTTGATGCAGATACGAGGCCAGCGGCCGAACCATGTTGCCGTCTGGCTGGGCGACGGCCGCATTCTCCACCATCTGCGCGACCGGCAATCAGAGACACATATCTATGGCGGCTGGTGGCAGCGGGTGACGGTGCGCCGGGCGAGGTATCGCGCATGAGCGAGATTAGAACGATTCGCCTCGGGGGCGCGCTGGGCGAACAGTACGGCCGCGAGCATCGCTTGTCGGTGGCGTCGGTGGCCGAGGTGGTGCCGGCGCTGAATGCGCTGCATCCCGGATTTAACAACACGCTGCGCGCCCTGGATGAGCAGGGGCTGGCTTTCCGGGTGACGGTGGCAGATAGGGATATCGCGGAACAAGAACTGACGCTGGTTTCGCAAGGGGATGTGCTGATCATGCCGGAAGTGTTCGGGGCCGGCGGTAGCCGGCAAATCCTGGGCAGCGTGTTGATCGCGGTGGGCGCGGCGACGTGGGCATTCGGCGGAACGCAACTGATGGCGCTGGGCATCGGCCTGATGGTTAGCGGCGCGGTGTTGATGTTGACGCCAGTTCCGCGCCTGGATCAGTCGCAGAGCGAGCAGCAGCAGGGCAAGCCGTCCTACCTGTTCAACGGCGCGGCGAACAGCAGCGCGCAGGGCGTGCCGGCGCCCTGGGGCTGGGGGCGACATCGAGCGGGCGGCATCATCATTTCGGCGGGTATCAGCGTAGAGGACATGTAAGGGATATGGGGGAGTTGGAAATCATCGGTGCCGGCGGCGGCGGGCCAAAAGAGCCGCGCCGGCCGGTAGAGGCGCTGGACTCGCTGCAATCGCTGGCCACGGCCAGGGTGTTGATGCTGGTGGGGCTGGGCGAAATGGGTGGACTTGTCGAGGGTGACAAGTCCATTTTTTTTGGCGGCGTGCCGCTGGGCAATTCGGATGGCGCGCGCAATTTCGAGCGGGTGCGGGTGGAACATCGGGTCGGCACGGCGGCGCAAACGCCGATGGCCGGTTTCGATGAAATCGAAACCGAATACGCGGTCGGAGTTGAGGTCAAGGCCGGCGACAAAGCGGGCATCGCGCGCAACATCGACAACCTGGATGCCGCCGCGATTCGCGTAACCGTTTCCGTGCGGGGCCTGATGTCGATCAACGACGACGGCGACACGAACCCGTCAAGAGTGGATCTGGCGGTTGACGTTTGCCAGCCTGGCGGGGCCTGGCAACAGGTGCGCAATATCGGCATCGAGGGCAAGACCCGCAGCAATTACCAGCGTAGCGTCCGGATCGATCTGCCGGGGCGCGGGCCGTGGCAAGTGCGGGTGCGGCGGCTGACGCCCGACAGCACGTCGCAAAAGCTGATCAATGCCACGGCATGGGATAGCTATACGGTGTTGCAGCCGCTGCAACTG